CCTTTTTCAATGTTTTCAACTGTCCAATCTAAAAATTTTTGTTTGAACTCTTCAAATGTCATTCAATGTGCTCTTTATAAAACTGTAAGTTAATAGCATTTTTCATCCACGGCTTTTTATTTATAATTACACTAGAATGTAACTGACAAGAATCAAATACGAGTATAGATCTAACTGTTTGCTCAAAAACGTTTTCTTCGCTAAATCCAATAAAGTTGTTTCGTGTAACCTGCGGGTATTTTTCAATAGTCCAATCATCTGGTTCTAAATCAGGATCTGTAGGATTACCGTTTATATCTATAAGTCCATTGTACTCTCTTAATATTTCATAACAACTACTTTCATCAGGAGACATATAATCTCTGTCAAATATCACACTATATCCAATACGCCTCTGATGCATAAAAGCAGTATGTGCTTGTGCATTTTTTGTTAAAAATAGAGGTATTATAATACTTTTATAAGGTATTAGATTTTCGGATATATCATTTTCGTCCTCTGTCACTAAATCAGTGTGTATATCATGCGGTTTACTAGATATAAAATAATTACCTGTGTGCATCTTTGAGAAATCGCCTAATAGCTCTTTAAACTTATTATACATAAAATCCAAATCATATATTAATGCATTAGGATTTACCAAAGGCTGTATGTTACTTGCAGATGGTTGAAATTTTACTTTTGTTGCGTTTTGAAACTGATATAACCTGATTTGGTCAACTTCTTCTTCTGTGAAAAAGTTATCAATTTTTTGGGCAACAGAAAATCTTTCAATAATATCAGTTCTATATTTTTCACAACAATCTATGTATTTCATTTTTTTACCTTATCAAAAAACTCGCCTTGTAGATGGTCAAACAAAGGAAGTCTCAAGTTTATCCTGTTAAACTTTCCATCTCGAGAAAAGTATTTCCATCTATCGTCACCTGTTGCAATATGTATTGTTTTGCTTGGCTGTAAATCAAAATATTCACAAACTTCTTTTTGTATTTGTTTATACATTTCAGGTGCATAGTCTGGTGAAAAGTTTTTCATCAATAACAAACTTACATATGTATTCATATGTATTCCATGATGCCATTCATGCTGAATAGCTAAAGGACCGTGATTCCATTTGCTAAAACAAATACCTGATCTCCAAGATCCTGTTTGTAATCCTTTTGTGGTACTAAATGCTACTAACTTGATGCAATCATAACTTAAATCAAAATTTAAATCATAACATGTACCAAACCATGCACAATCTATCATAACTGGAATATTGAGTTTATCACAAGTTTCTAACACACTTTCATATTCGGGATGCTTATCACCAGTAGCACTAAATGGAAAACTAATGATTACTGCATCGCCTTTTTCTAATGGCAAATCGTCAATATAATGATCAAATCTACCATCGGAGTCAAAAACATCTCTGTTATAAGGATATTCGCCTCTTAACAATCTCATTCGCCATCCATTTTTCATACATTCAAAATGAAACCAATCAAGTGTTTGTGTAACTCCTAAACTTACAAATTTGTAAGGAAACATTTCTAAACCATTTACACTGCAACTTTTAGAAGATTGAATCCATTTTGGATAATAATCCAAATACTCATCTTGTACATCATAATCATCATTAAACCAACCATTATTGTTGGCATGATTGAATAAAAATTTATATATAGGACGTACTTTTACACTGTTTCCAGTATTACCTAAATAAATTTTATATAAATGTTCGAACTCTTTACTCATTCCAATATTTCCTGTACATAGGTTCTGCCTCTAAAAAGTTAGTACCTCTAATACTATCTAAATAGTTTGTAAAGTTTACATAGTTATTCCAAAGATTTTCTTGTATGTCTTTTTCTTCTGTGTCCTCAGATAATGTTTGTGACAACTTCCATATACCTGCACTATAAACAAAGTCAGCATTATCAAAAGGCCATTCTAAATCGTCATCAATGTCTTTTATCATATCATATGCTTCTTTTTTTATTTCATTAGATAAAACATCTAAACTCAAATACCTTGGTTCAGAGACAGTATTACTAAAAGTGATAGAAGAAATGTCTTTATATTGTTGAAACCAATCCCATGTGCTTCTAACGTTAAAAATATTAGGAGCCATTGTTGTGTATGCTAAACAAAGTTCAACATTATCAATACTAGCAAAATATTCAACTGCTTTATCAAGATGTCCTTGATCAAAGTTTTTGCCGCCTCTACAATAACTATAAAGTTTGCCTATTCCTTCTAAACTGATATATAAAACAACTCTTTTAAACTGTTTTAACAAATCTAAAAAAGCTGGATCTAAAACAGTAGCATTAGTGCTAATATCTAATGTTATTCTTTCGTTCCAGCCAAGTGATATAAGTTTTTGCAAAACATACAAGTTTTTCTTTTCGTAAAAAGGTTCACCGCCTCTTAGTGCAACAAACTGCAAGTTTTCAAAATATTCTTTATTATCAAATAAGTTATCTACAACATTACTATCAACAGCCATATAAGGCCATGAAGTTCCTATAGGCCACGCTTCTGGATTCTTATCCAAATATTTTTTTATCTTTTTTTCATCAGGAATCCATCCTGTACTTGCACTGCTGCTACAATGAATACATTTTAGATTACACTTATTTGATCCATTTATATCTAAGTATATAAAATCTGGTTCATCGTAGTTTCTTATTTTAGGACGATTGGATGCATTTGCAGGATCAAGATTACCTTTACGATCAGGATATATAATTTCCTCAAGATCCTCTTTTGGTAGTCTACTTCCAAAAAATGATTCAAAAAATCTACGCCTGCTATGCCCAGTTAGTTCTTCTTTATGAAAACATTTTCTACATCTAGTGTCATTGTGGAAGTTTATATGAGATTGTCTTAAACTTTTCCATTCTTCACTGTTCCATATTTCATCAAGAGTTTGTGTGTTAAGATTACCCATAACACCTTTGAATATCTGATCAGGAGAAACATTACCATTGAAATCAATACTAAGAGCTTTCCAAGGTGCTATACATAAAGGAGCAGGAATAGTATCTGCCCATTTGTTTCTATCCAAAGTAATCTTCTTGTTCTCCTTCTCTAACTAAATCTTGTGTTAGACAATGTACTCCTCCGTCCCAAAAGTACTGATGTCTAAACTTCCAAAATATAGGAGTAATACCTTGTTTTTCCATTCTGCGAAATGCATCTTTATTTGTGCCTGTACAAATCACTGCTTCTTCTGATATGCTAAACACATTTACATCAAATACTGTTTCTTCAATTTGTCCAGTCCAATGAGAAAAATATTCATCAATAAAATCTTTATAAAATCTTTGTTTACGCATATTCTCAAACTCTTTAGGTAAATCTGTTTCGCTATCAGCTTCAATAATATCCCAGTTTTTTAACCTATCTGGCACCCAATCTTTATTCCAAGTCATTAGTACACCTGGCTTTAATAATGCTATTTTACCATCACAATGACCACCTACAGGAACTTCGTTCCATCTAAACTCGTCTCCAAGTTCACGTTTAAGCCATTCAAGTCCAACTTCAGTGCCTTTACCTTTTTTAATATCTTTATTGCCCGATTGACTATGAAACAAGTCTTTACCACATTTGACAATGTTAGCAGCATGAAAAAGAATTTGATTATCTGTGTGATATGGTGGTTTAACATTTGCAGAGTTTTGACTTGTTACTTTTGGCATTGGCATTGACAACCATCGCATACCATTATCGTACATTTCACGACTAATATCTTGATATGCTAAGTTTTCAAAAAATCTACCACCTTGAGCTGTAAAATGTTCTACGATAGTGTTGCCAAAGACACCTAATACATCTCGTGGCATAAGTGGATGATTAGGAAATGTTGCATTAAACCAAGGTGTTTGTATAGATTCATATGTTTCATATGCAAAGAGATTGTTAGGACGATGAACTTTTACACCTGCATCTTCTAATATTTTTACCAAGTCTTCAATATCTTCATTTGTTTCTTCACAAATGCGTTTTAAAAGATCTTTTGCTTCTTGATCTTCGACTTTATCAAAATCGTCAGGACTAAATGCTTTTCCGACAATAGTTTCTTTCAATGGTTGAAACTCAGTCCATGTGCTCATTACTTATCTCCTTATTCAACTCTGGGAATGTTTGCTTCCAGTTTGTGTTCCTTGCACTATCTAGTTTTTCTACAGTGACAAAAAACTGTTTATACCATTTGCTAGTATAGTTATCCATATTTGTTTTAATATATTTTATTAACGGTGCAACTTTCTTCTGCTTCCAACGATCATCGCCGGCCCAGTTATTGTAATGTTCTACTAATTTTATTTTAGCACATTTTGGCAAAAATGCAACATCAAATTCTTCAGGTTCGCTTAATATTCTTATAGCACTTTCTTCATATTTACGAAGATAGTCTAACAAGTTAGTAATAGTAAAACTGTTTAAAACTTGCCAGGTAATGCTAAAAGCCAAATAAAAGTTTGGAAGGTTAAGTGCTTCTATACGTTTGATATTCCTATCAATAATATGCCACTTGCTAGGAAATCTAATGTAGTTATTTTGTTCACCGAAATCCTCTAAACTTACTCTAAGTTCTACATGCTCAAAGTTTTTCCACAAGTCGATTGCACGTTGATGTATATTTGTTAGGTTAGTGTCGTATTCTAACTTTATGTTTTTTGCTAATCCTGCATCAACTAGTTTTTGTAGGAAATCATAATGTGGTTCTATCAACATAGGCTCTCCGCCTACAAAATACAAATGCTTTATGTTGTGCATTTTATTTTCAAGGTTTTGCCAAAAAACATCACTTTGCCACCAACTATATGCACCTCCGTCACTGAGCTTTTTGCCTATACGAGTAAGGTTTACTTGTGTTCCACTATCGTTGTAACTTGTTTTGTTGTTTAACAGAATAAAATCTTCATACCACATGTTACTACTACTAGGATGACACATTACACACTTGAGATTACACAAGTTACCAAAACGTAAATCGTAATATGACGGAACATGTGAACTGTAACCGTCTTCGTCTGTCACTTGTTTAGCATACTCAATGTCAAACTCTTTATACATTTTATTGCTATGTATTCTTCTGCTACTTGTACTGTTATTTGAATCTTCTCTTATCCAACAAGTCTTACATAGTTCATGTCGCTGATTATTCAGCATACTTAATCTTACATCTTTATAAAGTTTACTGTTGTAAATATTGTCAAAATCTGCATTTCTAAAATTGTAAGGTTTGCCTTTGTTATCTTCTAACACACCGCCATTGCCGTACTGATGCATTAAGCAACATATACGTGCAGTTCCATTAGGTTTACTTGCAACACCCACCCAAGGTATCACACAAAATGAGTTATTCTTCGTGTCCACAATCGTTCCAACAAATAATATCTACTTTATCATGATCTTCAAAGTGCTCTTGATTAAAATGCTTTTGGTATGCTTCATGTTCTATAACTTCTTTCAAAGATTTGACATTCAAGTTATTCCAATCAGGATCTTCTTCATTAAGTTTTTTTAAGTAAGGACTATGATTTACATTTGTAGTGCAAACATGGCAACAAGGCCATACTCTACCTTGTTCGTCATTAATAAATCCCCAACTTCTGCATTTTATTTTTCTAGGCTTATCTTTTTCGTCAAAATAGAATGTTGGCATTACAACAACCTTTCTTTATACTTAGATCTTATATGCTCAATAAGTTTTTTGTCTGTTATTTTATATTTCCAATCTCTTGTATTAATACGAAAGTTTAACTTAATATTATTAGATTCTGCTATTTCTATTGCTTCGTCAAGTTGTTCATAGTTATAATCAAAGATTAAAAAATCCCACTCTGAATAATATTTTTTTGCATATGCTCCAAATGTTTTCATGTTTTCCATTGCTTTATCAAAGTTTACACCTATGCGGTATTTAGAATTAGTTTTTTCGTCAATACCATCAATACCAAAGACAAACACAGTTTCAGTTGTCATTGCGATCTTTTTATAAAACCCTGGATTTCTTAAGCCACCGTTTGTATGTATACTTGTCCATAAACCTACTTTTTCGACTTCATATATAATATCTTCTATGTGTGGATGCATTAATGGATCTCCGTAATCACCACATAGTTGTATCTTTTCACAAGAGGTATACTTAGCAACATCATTTATAGTTTTTATTATTGTATCAATATTAGAATGCTCTAATCTAACATAACTTTTTAACTTACCAGTTTGTCTATCTGTACGCACACACAAAGGACAATTGGCTTGACAATATGTCGTAATGCTTAGTTCAAAACCTTGCCAGTCTTTTGCCCAGTCTATTTTCATACATACTCCTCAAGTTCTGGAAAAAAATCTAATATATTTTTATCTGTGACCTTATCATAAAATTTTATATATTCTATTGTGCTTTTAGACATATGTGTTTTTGGTGTATGATTTGTAATAAAGTTTAAACAGTAGTCTGTGTATTTTTTAAAACGTTTAACAAACTTATTATTGTCTGTATACTTGTGTACATTGTCTTTACACCATTGCATATCTGCAACACATTGTCTATGAAGATTTGTAGGTAGTTCTAAACAACTAAACGGATGGTTATGCACAATACTACAATGAAAGTTTAAATCATGTTCAATCCAATCATGCATAATATTTTTATATCTAAGTGCCGATGTCATGTTAAAAGTTACAGTACCAATGTTATCAACATTTTCTAACTGATGTATTTTCTTTATGTTATTTTTTAACAAGTTTTTATCGCTGTTAGCTCTAAAGTATTCTATACTATCTAAGTCTGTATCTATACTGGATCTCAAAGTAACTGATTTAAATTGTCTCCATAAATCAAAAAACTTTTCAATATCTTTAATCATCAAGTTAGTATTGTATTCTATTGTTTGCGTCTTAGATGTTTTTGCTACGTTTACTAAGTATTCTAACCAAGAAACATGTTCTGGACTTAACAATGGCTCTCCGCCTGCAAACTGTATTAAGTTAGTATTTGATAACATTTCTTTGATGTCATTTTCGTGCTTACTGTTACTGTGTAGACTTGTGCTAAAATACTTGTTTATATTGTCATGAGATAAGTTGTCTTCAAACTCGTCATAATCTTTAAAAAAGTCAAAGTTGCTTTTTTCAGTAAGAGTGTTTATCCATTGAGTACTATACTTTGGACTGCAATGCGCACATTTCAAGTTGCACAATGCACTTAATCTTATTTCCATACGTTTGATATTGTCTGTAGATGACATATCAACATTTTGTTTGATATCGCCTACAAAGTTTTGCAAATCATCAATGTATTCAATGGCATCGTTAAAACTATCTAAACGTGTGGATTTACTGTTTTTACTTTCTGCAAACCAGCAACTTCTGCACGAAGAATGTTTTTCTCCATTGTACAGACTACTACGTAGCTCTTGCATCTGTGAACTATTATATTGATTTTTTATTTTATCTGTTTTCCAGTTACCGATACTTTGTTTACTTGCACAACACACATATGTTTCGCCTGTTTGATCTAGGTCAACATTTATATATGGAGCAAAACAAAAAGTATCAGGATTTACACCTAAATCTTGTAACTTGGTTTTCATTTCAACTAGAGTTGTCATATGTACCTTCCTAATGACGGTACTACATCGTAAATATTTTCATTTCTAATACGGTCTAAATCTTTTGTGTATTGTATAAACTCTGCCCAATGTGTGTTGTTATAACTATAATCATTCATGTACTTACAAACACCGTTGCGTATACCAAGTGCAGCTATTTGATATTTTTTATCATAATCTTTTGACCATTCAACAAAGTCGTCAAACTTTTGTGTAAGTTCTTTTTTATATTCATCAGGTAGAACTCTAATATTTAAATGCGGAGGATTGTGTGCAACATGATGAGTAATAATAGGTTTTACACCTCCATTGTTTATTTTTTTAAATCCACTTTCTTCGACTTTCCATTTCATAAAATCAATCATATGTTCAACATTGTATGCTGTAACTGTAAATGCAAGCCATGCTTTTATGTTGTTAGGTAATGCATCAATAGTTTTTAGATTCTTTAACACTTTGCTCCACTTAACTGGATAACGTTGGTACTCTAAAACTGCATCCATGCCGTCTACACTTACTCCTAGTCTAACTTCCTTAAACTGTTCCCATAACTTGACAACTCTAGGAGGTAATGTAGTTCCGTTGGTATTGTATTCAAGCATGATATTTTCAGCATATCCGCTATCTATGCATTTTTGCAAAAACTCGTAATGCCTTTCTATAAGCATTGGTTCACCACCTGCAAAATATACATGTTCCATGTGTTGTATATTGCGCTCCATTTGTGTCCAAAACATTTCACTGTTTGGCCAATCAAAGTCAGCAGCACAAAGTTTACCATTAACTTCTTCGATTGTAACTTCGCCACTAGTGTCCATAAAACTTTGTTTGCCTGTAAGTTTTATCCAATCTTCAAACCATGCATTACTATCACTCGGACCACACATTCTACATTTTAAGTTACAAAAGTTACCAAAACGTAAGTCATAATATTGTACAGGAGACTTCTCGACATCAATACTGCCGTCTAACTTTGTGCTTTTTAAAGCATCAAGCATACCAAACTTCCATTGAACTCTTTCGTATTGTCTACGACTAGTAAGTCCAGCTTCTTCTTCTTGCATACAACGTCCGCACTCGTCACTCCATTTACTGCTCATCATGTTCCTACGAATATCCTTCATAAGTTTAGCATTACGTGCTTCGCTTAGATCGTCTACACCTGCATTATACGCTGTGCCATCTTCTTTGCGTACAACTCCTCTATTTTTTGTTACGTTTGCTTGACAACATACACGTATATCTCCGTTGCTACGCACAGCTTGAAATATCCAAGGTATAGGGCAAAATGTTTTTTCACCTTTTATCATGCATAGCTCTCCGCAGTAATAACAGTTTCTAGTTTTTCCCAAAGTTCAGGATTTGACGTCATAATATGTTCGTCACGTATTTTATTCATTTGTGCATCGTTGCGTAAAAACAATCCAAAATCGCCAGGTTGTTCTACTTCAGTACGTAACAGTTTAAATATTTTCCTATAACGCACATCGTAATCTTTTTCTTTTTCTTCTAAGTAAGTGATTACCCAAGGTTTTATATCCTCGTGCAGATTTCTTGGCTGCATATATTTAGGACCGTCAATAAGCACACACTCGTGATACAGTTCGTTATCTGCACACCAATCAATAATCTCATGAACACGATTTACATTGTAGATACTTATTGCACTATGTACATTGATGTTATCAAAGTGCTGCTTATACCATTTCATGTTACTTTCAACAGTGTCCCAAACACTGTCTTTGCGTAAAAACTCATTAAGTTTGCCACAACTGTCTATGCTAAGTGTAATATTTACATTATTACATTTTTTTAGAAGTCCTAACAGTTCATCATTAGGACGTAAACTTGTGTTGGTTACAAGTAACACAGTAAGTTGCTCAAGTGTACATTTTTGTAACACTTTAGTGAGCTTTTCTTGCTCCATCATTGGCTCACCGCCAAGTAGTTTTATGAATCGCAAGTCGCTTAGATCATAATCGTCAATAATAGTATTGTTTGTTACGATACCCTTGGGTATATCCCAGCCAAGTTTCTTTGCATCACCATACCAATGTGTGCTTAGTTCAGGCATACACATCCGACACTTGTTATTACACACATTTGACAAGGCTAAATCAATGTTTGTGAGCTTTTTTACTCTTCCTAAGCCTTCGTCTTTGCTTGGAAGTCCTAAACTGTTCATCCAAGGTGCAACCAAGTCGGTGCGCATACTCCTTGCACTGGTTGCTTCGTCCTCATAACACTTGCGACATCCATGCACATACTCATCTTTCAACATTTTTTGTCTTAGATAGTTCATATACTCGTGATTAAATGGATCCGGATGACTTACATTTAAATCTTCAGGCACTTCTTCTTGTCTAAAAACACAACAAGGAAATATTTGCCCGTCAGGACGTATAGCCATGTGATGAAATGGCATTACACATCCATATTTGGGCATTTTAGCCATACCAAAACTCCGATTGCATTGGATCAATGCTAAGTTCATTGATATTGAGATGCTTAGGTGCATCAATAATCCATTTGATATACTCAGCAGCTTCGTGCATATCCATTACTTTTCTATCTGGATGCTTATCTTGTTTGTTACTTAGTGTTCCAAAACTAATATAACTTACTTTCGGTGCTTGACTCCATACACCTGTTAAGCCAAGTGTGTTACTATAGTCTCTTAATGCTTTTTTCTCAGCATTGTACAACCACGATCCGCCTTTCTTAACACGGTCAGTTGTGCTACCTATGTTAATAATGTGCGGTCTATGTTTTTCTACTTGACATTTTTTGTAGATAATGTCTAATAAACTTGTTTGATGAAATCTAAACAAAGCACTACAGTTGATAATAACATCATGCATTACTGCTGCTTCTGCACAACGCTCCATGTCAGCTTTTTTACCAAAGTCGTAACCAGTAGCTCTGCTGCAAAACTCTGCATCTGGATATAACTTGTACAATGCCTTTGCCAACCCTTCGTTTTTATTACCTACTATTAACATCTAATACTCCTGTATCGATATGATTATGTAAAATATTCATTAGTTTGTCGTTATACATGCTTTTTGGTGCGCATAATCCGCAACCGCATGTTTGTTTTGGGCATTTGATAACTGGTAAAGTTCCTGTTTCCATTTGTTCTCTAAGTTTTGCAACTAGTTCTTTACCTTCACTTATTCTACCAATAGCACCACGCTTATAATCAAACCTTGCTTGGCACGTTTGATGGTGAAAAATTTGATCTGTTTGCTGTTCTAAGTGTAGGAAAAACCAGTTCACACTACAATCCCAATCTTTGAACTCTCTAAAATCTACAAATGTGCTTTTTTTACTATCTGTGCCATTAAACAACATCATGTCTCTGCTTCCACAACACGGACGTCCAATACTGTTACCAAGTTTTTTAGCGTTTTTTACCACATCACCTGCTGCACTATTTGCATACAATGCATCATTTTTTTGTTTCCAGTAGTTTTTCATCCATGCAAGTTGTTCTTCATTATACTTGTGTGCAAATGTAGGTTTACTATCAGGCTCCTCACCAATAACTCTTGGTACAAAGTCTACTTCGTGTTGTCTTAAGAACTCACAAAGTTCTACACATTCGTCAAAATATTCTGCATGAAACATTACATTAACGCTAACAGTAAAATCAAACATTTCTCCTGTATAATGAAACTGTAATATTCTGTCTCTAACTTGCTGTTTTAGTTTGTTGTCGCTTTCAGCATGGTAACTTACAGTAGCATGGCCAAAGTTTTCCATTACTGCATAACCCATTTTTTCGCTCATTGCGCCATTTGTTGTAAGTGCAAATCCTGCTTCCCATTTATCTGCATATTTTTCTTCGTATGATTCACGCAAGTATTTTGCAAATGGAATGAAGTTTGGATTGACTGTAGGTTCCCCTCCTGTGAATCCAAAGTTTGCTTCTTTAAACTTTCTATAAGTCATATACAGATCTGTATATTCAAATAGAAAATCCACGTTATTTTTTAGTTGTTCTAACGTAGCATGTTTGCTAAAGTTGTCATGTCTATGTGCAGGACAATATGAACAATCGTAGTTACAACGTCTGCCTAAATCCCACGTGACTTGAAATACTTTTCCTGTTAAGAGATCTATTGTATCAAAACTCATGTATTTCCTTTATAACATCTGGTACTTGCTTTTCTGCCCACGATCTTTCTTCACACCACCAGCATTGTCCGCAAATAGGAATATGCATACCTTCTTTATAATCCTTAAAATGTCCACATGCTTCTTTTACATTATCGTGATGATTAATATCTCCTTCACAACTACGTGTTGTGTTGTATAAATCTAAAATCTCATGTATGTGGTATTGTGCAACTATCCAATCTTTTTTTACAAATCTAAAAGGATGCACAAATGTTGCATTTACTTTACCGCTGTAAAACCACAGATCTGTAAGATTACCATCTTCTGCATCTTTGTCTCTGTTGGTCATACGGTCTTCACGCAAATCATCTGGGTTTTTACTTGTTGCATTGTATACTGCATCTAAGTTATACTGCCATGCAGCAAACTTGTTGTAACTGCCCACTATTATTTGATCTCCGCTTTTGCCATTTATTACTGGTCCTATAACACCATGCTCAAGTTCAGGTGGTATGTATGTTAAATGTCTTTTATATAATATTTTAGGAAACTTGTTTAACAACCACATGTAAACTTGTTGTGCTACGTATCCTTGCCACGGTCTTGTTTCCCAACAACGTTGGTATGTAATAATGTCTATTTGTGTCTTTAGTTTATTATCTAGGATAATTTTACATAGCAAATATGTAAGTAATGCACTATCAGCGCCGCCACTTAGATTTACACCTATACGTTTCCAACGTTGATCAAAAGGAATATCAAGTTTTGAAACATTTGTTAACAAAACGTTATCTAAAGTTTTATACATGTTATTATTAACTTGAAACACGTACAACTTCTCCATTTACATATTGATAGTTTACAAAATGCTCGTTAAAACTTTGTTGCCAAAGTTCGTCAGTGCGCTCAATATACTTCATAAAACTTTTCCAATCTTGCGAGTTGCTATCGTGATTTAGAATATAAGATCTAATGGTTTCTAAACTTTTTATAGCACTCATTGTATCACTCCAAAGTGGATACTCCTTTACTTCTTCCATAACATGATAGCTGCATAACTTGCTTGTTTCTTCTAAGTTTTGTCTACGCTGCTTATCAACTTTTATTATTTCGTTGCGTGTTTCCTCAATATCATTTAACACCTTGTATCTATGTTTCAGCATCATAACACTAGGATTTAGATAGGAGGGTGTATATATTATACTAGCATCAATATAGTTAATGTCAAGCTCTAAGAAGTTCAACATGGCATCTTTTATTTCCATAAGTTGATATGTGCCAGTTGTGTATACAATATTAAGTTCACAATGATTGTTATCTGCTGCTTTAAAGGCAGCAATGTTGCTTTTTAACTTTTCCCAATCGCCATCTCTAAAATATGCATATATACGTGGACCTGCGTCTACACTTATTTGTATGTGTACATTACCAAAGTTATGTAATAACTCGCTTAATCTAACTGGATCAAAATCTGCATTGAAGTTGCTGTGAAAAATAATCTTCATATGTTTTGCATTAGGATGTTCTGCAAGTTTTTCTAGTGCAGGAAAAAACTGCTTTTGATATAGTACTTCGCCTCCGGCAAAATCAACACGTTCTAAGTTAGGAAAGTTTTTATTTAAATCTTCAAATATTTCTAAAGCACGTTCGGTGCTTATACTCATTGTGTAATCGTCATCAGGACTGCTTCTATGCATTTGTCCTGTCAACTGTATCAGTTTATGATCATAATCCTCTTGTGTAGGTTCGTAACGTTTAAGTTTGCTTAGCCATCCACTACTAAAGACTCTACTACAATGCAAACATGCCATGTTACAGCTATGACTAAAACGCATTTCAATAGTCTTTAGTCCTGCAAAGTCTGTTTCTCCAGTTTCGTGATTATAGTATTGTAAATCAACTGGATCTTCTTGGCGCATACTTTTACCTGCACCTTCTTTTTCAACATGCTCGCACATATCGCAACCTTTGCACCATTCACCAGACATTAGTTGCTTTCTATGATTGCGAAGATTTTCGTTGTTAAAAAACTTGCTTGGCAAGTGTTCGTCGGCAATAGTTTGAAACTTTTCGTGTTGCTGAGGGCAACTTGTTACAAAGCCATTTTTATAGTTTAGTCCGCCTAATGCATAATAACAAGGTAAGCTCATAAGTTCTCCAACAAATATCCTTCGGCGTTGTTAAAACCCCAAGTTTTTTCTTCACAGAAAAAACATTTTCCACACTCTGGTGGGTAATCGTTGTTGTGTAGATATTCTTCGCCAAACTCAACAATGCTGCCTTCACAACTACGAGTAAGAGCCAACAAATCATTTAATCCATAGTTAATATATTGTGCCATAGTAAAGTTTTTATGTAGTAAACCAAATGGATTTATTGACGGTCCACTTATGACAAAAGTTATGTCATTTTTTATCTTATCGATATTTCTAAACTGCGGCGCTTCGCTATGACCAGTTGGCGGATTCATTGTATTACCCGAATATGTGTATTGATATCCTTTTGTTTTAAGGAGATATTTTTGATATTCTACTGTACACAGTACATCACACGATGCTGTTGGAGGCAAGTCTTCAACAATACCTGCTTTTAACAATGGTACAACTTCTAACTGAGGAGGCAAAAATCCCCAATGATGTTCATCTATTATATTAGGAAATGTGTTTTTTAAATATGTAAACACATCTTTTGCCATTGGTTCTAGCCAAGGTTTTACATCCCAAAATCTTACCATTGTAAAACAACTTATTTTAGTGTCAAATCCTTGCTCCTCTATAAGTTTACATAACATATATGTAACCATAGTGCTATCAGCACCACCACTTAAGGCTATAAGTATTTTCTTTGCTCTAGAATCAAAATGAATAGGCAATCCATTTACATGAAATATATCCGGATATTTAATATTCCACATATTTTCATATTTACGTTTGTGTGCCTTATACAGCAGTTCTAAGTGCTGTAAATATTGTTTATCGTCCATCAAATATGTCTCGCATCTCAGGAAAAACTTCAGCAAAGTTATTACCACGCTGTCCGTCACATCTTTGTAAAAACTCTTGCATCTCTGGCAAACGTCTACTCCAATCTTCACTTTCCATAAAACTTAACATACCTTTTAAACGTTTTATACCATACGGTGCAGCATCAAACATTTCTTTTGTAACTTTACCTTTGTGCCAAACAGGTACACCTAGTTCCCAGTTTTCTTCCCACCAAGGATAAAACTCCTCATACTTTTTACGCACTTCTGTTTTAAACCATTCTGGCAAAACTTTTACATTAAGGTGTGGAGGATGATACACAAAGTGATAGTTTATACCTCCTGCACCAAATGGCCACATGTTGATTTTATTAAAGTTTTGTGTAAGTTTCCATTTTATAAAATCAGGCAAATAATATATATTGAGTGCTTGTACAGCACAAGCAACTGTTATTTCAACATTGTTGCTTGTTTCTTTATCTAATATATGAAACACTTCTTCTGTGCGTTTCCATTTACTAGGATAACGTATATAATCATTCATTTCGTGTATGCTATCTACTGAATAATGAAAACGTACAAGTTTAAACTCTTTCCATAAATCAAATAAATCTTCACGCCATTCAACTCCGTTTGAGTTATACCGTAGTTCTAAATCTTTTGCATATCCCATTTTGATAGCATGTTCAAGTATTTCATAGTGTTCTTCAATAATAAGACTTTCGCCGCCTGCAAAATAAATCTGTTGCATACTTGGCATTTGCTCATAAAACTGTTCCCAGAACACATCATTCTGTTTATGCCAGTTATAACTGCTACCATTTGTGCTGCCTTTATCTTGCCATTGCATAGTTTCTTTAAGAGATTCATTTTGGACTGCTGGAAATATCTTTTTATAATCTTTTATCCATCCCGAGCTATCATGTGGGCTACACATAACACATGCTAGTTGACACTTTGTACCAAAACGCAAATCAATATATGCAAGTTGTGGTGGTACTTCTCCATCTTCTGTTGTGTTAGCAATAAGTTCATCAACATTAGTTCTTTGACTCCAATATGCTGTTTCCCACATGCGTTTACTATTATGTCCTGCTGCTTCTTCTTTATAGCATTTTAAACAACTAGGAGGTTGCTCACCGTTCATCATTTGCTTACGAACGTTTTTCATGTACTTGCTATTCCATGCAGTTTGAAAATCTGTTACATTTAGGTTATTAGGTTTGCCGTCGTCAGTTTTAAGAATGCCAACTTGTCCACCGTGTTCTTTGTCGTTAGTTGGGCCAACACTTGATGCATTTGCTGTACAGCAAACTCTCATACTGCCATCTGGCCTTGTGCTTAGATGCACCCAAGGCAGGATGCAAAATGTATCGCTTACTTTGCTCATACTACTACTTATTACCTATTTTTACTGTTTCACTGATTATTGACTTGAGGTACTTGTCTACAAAAATATCTTGTGCTTTCTGACTAAGATGTCCACCGTCAGGTCCTATAAACTGTTCTTTATCCCAGCCTCGCATTGATTCAAAATAATGCCAGCAACTTTTGATTTCTTTATGACTGCTCTTTCTTCCAGGATAACATTCAAACGTCCAATGCATTGGAGTAATGTTGAGCTGTTCACACAGTTTTTCAGCCATATTTACATTGTAAACACCTTCTATTTTACTCCGGGTGCTTTTCATTACAATATAAGACACGTCTTTCCATGCTGACAACTTTTTTGCCGGGATACCTTTAAATATACTATCAGATTCATCATAATGATTGAGAACACATTGAGTATACATATGATTATAATCATATATAAACTTTTGTAAAGTTTCATCATCCATTACACCACGATTGGCTGTGACTTTTTCTTTATAACTGTTTGCATGTGCATTATTATGATGCACAGTTTTCCATTTTCGATCTTCAACGTTTTCTATTAAGGCATACTGTATGTCATGTTGTGTTTTAAGATAAGTCAAGCAATGTAAAAATCTATCGCTGCCCATGCCAGGAAATGCTGTTGTAACAAAGTCATAATCAGGAAAACTGTTTTGTAATGTTACAATCAAGGGGGTAGTTTTGTCACTTCCAACGTGATTGCATCCATAGCTATGGCTGCTTCCTAATATTCCTATTTTAGGCTTCATAGTTTATCTCATTATGATATGCTTTGTTTTTAGCACAAGTACGAATACATCTTGTGAAATGCAATGGGTGTGTAGGTTCCCAACTTGCTTCAAGAAGTTCAGTGAACCATTCATGTCTTTGTATATCTTCTATACTGTTTTCTTTTAAACTATTCCATCCAGGATCAAAATGATTCAGTCGATTGATTATGTTTTCTCTATTTTTAAATGCACTGTCCCACAAAAAACAACAAGGCCACATGGTTTGATCACTGGCAATAAATATTTCACCTTCGTGTATGTATTTGCAAACTACTGTTTTCAAAACTTCTGTGGTTTCATTTTCATCTGCTTTATTAGATTTGTATTCAGCAATAAATCTATCTAAATCTTGTATAACATTTTTTTTGCTGTGTTCTTTTTTGCCTGTGGTTGTAATTTTCTTTTCAACTTTTTTGTCTTTTTTACCTAACTTTGCAATCCAATCATGATAACTGTTACGCATTCCTGTTCTAGTTGCAAAGTCAAACCCTAACACAGTTGCATGTGTTTTTGCTGTTTCGAGTTCGTGTTCGTTATGATCAAAAACAATATACACCCATGTTGCATTGTGTTCAGGTGCTGTTTCTGCAAATGCAGCAATATTACGTTCTACAATATTCCACTTTGTGTTTACACGATAGATGTGGTTGGTTTCTTTATGTCCATCTATACAAAAATGCACATGTACAAGACCAGAATGTTTTGCTGCAATAGCACCTAACTTGCGCCACCAATCTGCTGTGTTATATCCTCCGTTTGTACTAACTTCACAATAACCTCCTAGATCCGTTAAATATTCAATCATGTGCAAAAAGTCAGGATTTACAATCGGATCGCCTAATACTCCACAAAACTTAAACTCTACTCCAGTATAATCTTGTGATGGAAAAATACGCTGTAGATCTTCAAATGAAAAACTATTAATTTGTAAAAGGTCGCTATTCAGTGTCCTAGCACAACCAGGACATGCAGCATTACAATCGCTTGTTATTTCTAGTTCTACTTTTTTAATCATTCAAATATTCTGCTAACTCTGGAAAAGTATCGGCAAAGTTAGTGTTCCTTTTTTTATCAAACATAGCAATAGTTGTTTTAAAGTTTCTTAACAACAAAGGATCTTTATCCGATATATTTAACAAACTGTGCAAGTCACGCTTGTGAGTTAAAGAATCTAAAACTTTGTGTGCTTGTTCTCTATGTTGATCTGTTAGTATTCTAGTTGTGTAACATTTTGGTCCATGCCAAGGACTTAACACCCAGTTACTCAAATCAACTCCATTATCTATATACCATTGTTCTAGTTTGTCAAGTGTAAGTGCATTGAAAACATTATAACTTGTTTGCACACTAATATGCGCAACTTTTTGTAACCTCTTATAGTTGTCTAACCATTTGGTTTCATTTAACGGATATCGCATGTAATATCCTCTATCACCATAATGATCATGACTCATAATGATACTAAAGTTAAACTTTGACAAATATTCATTTATAATGTCTTTGCCTTTGTATGTATTAACACTGCCGTTTGTATGACTAACTATTTCAATATCAAACAGTTTGTGTTCTATAAGCGCATCAAAAAGTTTGTAAAATCCTTCCTGCATAAAGGGCTCACCGCCGTTTAAATGCAATAACTTGATTGTGTCTCTGTGTTCTAAAATATATTCAATAACAGGTTGTATATCATTTTGCCATTCCTGCGAAATGTTTACAGGCTTTACACCTTTATCACGTTCTTGTTCTATATCTGTATAGTTGTTTGCCCAAGTTGAACTTAAACTAGATTCACAACCTAAACATGCAAAATTACATTTGTTACTAACTAGCAGATCTAAAAACACAGGTTTTTGTTTTTGTAAATCTTTTTGTAAAACTTGTTTACTTAATCCATAATGTTCTAGTGCAATAAGATTGTTGTTTTTTTGTACATCGTGTAAAGTTCCTGTATCTTTGAAGTAGTTTGAACAACCTTTACAAATATCTTTAGGAAATTGTCCAAACAAAAAACTTTGCCTAGCATCTTGTGCAGTTTTGTTGTTTACAACTTCTTTAATAGATTTATCATAATGTCCAAAAGATTGTATAGCAGCACAACATGGTTTTACTTCTTGGTCTTTTCCAATATATACTTGATTAAAAGGAGAATAACAAAATGTTTTACTTAAAATAGGCTTCTCGTAAAAATAATCATAAATTTCTCTATTTAAATCTTTTAGAGATTCTTTTTGATAGTCGTCTAAAATTTTATTAAAGGTTATAAACTTGCTTTTTGCCTTTAATGGTATAGTTTCTACTTGTAATAATCTTTGATTTACTAACTTTTCATGAGGTGTATCTCCAGGTAACAACCAAGATTTTCTTGTATCAATATCAATCATATCAAGACTTAAATGAGCAGGACTACGTAACTTGTTTATATGTAAATGTATTTTATATTTTTCAACGTAATCTAATAAATCTTTCATTTTATTTGCATTATACACACTCATTGTACAATGCGAACTTATTTTTACTTTCTTTCTGTCAAGTGTAAGCCATTTTTGTATATTTTCGTGTATAGGTTCCCAATCTACACCCCACCTACATAACTTTGTAAGATCTCCTACAGCGTCTAAACTTAGTTCAATATACAAGTTATCACATTGCAACATTTTATCTAAAAGGTCTTGAGAAGGAAATACACTTCCGTTTGTTGTTATATACATTCTAAGATTTTCGAAATCAGTATGCTCTTGTAAATAATCTATAAACCAGTTTAGTTTTTTACTATAAAAAGGTTCGCCGCCTAATATTTTTATTCTTTCTAGTTTGCTTAAATCGCTGTTTTCTACAATTTTTACAATATCATATTTGTCATATTCTAAACTGTATTCATCAAAGTTAGACAAACTTGTTTTTGCTAACTTACTGCTTGACCATTTGCTACTACATGTAGGTGTACAAATCCTACACATCATATTACAAGTATAATCCAATGCAATTTTCAAACTACGTAGTTCAACGGTATCACGATTTTTTCTAATAAGATTTTCAAAAACCCTATCACTCATCACAAGATTTTTTTCATCATTCCAGCACACTTTACACAAAGGATCTTTGTTTCCTTGCGACATGTTTTTTCTTAAATCGCTATACAAGTTTGTATGTAGCAAATCATTTAAACTTGTTATTTTTTCAATATGCAAGTTCTCGTCTTGTGGCATAATATGACAACAAGGACTTGCATAAGGTCTAGAAAAGTCTACCTCTTCGTATGTTAAAATACATTTCACTTAAACTGGGCTCCAAACGGATCAAACTCTTTACCGCACTTCATACTACATACTTTTAACTTGCCATCTGCACAACTTGGCTTGCTCCAACTGGCTTCTATGTTATCAAATATACCTGTATCAAACACTGCACGTAATCCATGAGTCTTAGCACTGATCGCGTCTTTGCCGCCTACGTCATCAATAAAGTCCCACACTTGTTCTACCTTAGGATCTTTATGCCACCATTTGTACATACGTCCAGCAGTCCAGCAACAAGGCATAGCAAGTCCTTCTGCTGTAATAAACAAGCTGCCTTCATCTTTTACTTTGCATTGGATTTCTGCTCTATCATAATATGCATCCATGCTACCATGTTTGCTTTTTACTTTGTCGTACTGTTTTATAGCATCATTTTGAAACTCTTGTTTTGGCTTGGATAACTTTTGTGTTTCCTTGCCTTTGCGATTTACTGCTTGATGAGATTCTTTCTTTTCGCTACTAGCTGTAACAAATCTACCTGTTTTCTTTTTGATAAACTTTTCACATCCCCAAGCATTTGCTAATGCTTCTGCTTCTTCAACTTGATGTTGGTTGTGTTCAAAGATTAAAAAGTCCCAACGTGCTCTGCCGCCAGCATCTATGAATGCTCGCATGTTGCGTTCTACATTGTCCCAGACAACACCCTGCCTGTATAGATGATTAGTGTCACTAAGACCATCCACACTAAAAATAACAGTGCCCATTCTACCGTAGACTTGGGCAAGTTCACGCCACCATGTTTCATCTTTTGCTCCTGCATTTGTATTCATAGAAAGCCACATGTCTGCGTTATGCTCTCTAAAGTATTTGAATATATCAAGCGTGTCACGTGCAACGATAGGATCACCTAAGTTGCCACACATATACATAGTTTCTAGTTGTGCAATAAAATCTGGTTCAAATATTGTTTTACAATCATCGAGAGTAAGTTCACTCAAATCAATATGTGGATTTAAAGCGCCGCCGTTTTGATTCCGATCACACATAGGACAACTTGCTTGACAGTTTTGTGTGTTTTCTAAATGTATTGTTTTTATATTTTCATACTTATACATCGTATATTAATTTTACATCCTTACCAGGACCTACTTTGCTAGGCAAGTCTCCATACTGATCAATATACCATTCGATAACAGCCTTATACCAGTTTTGACTATTGTGATGTGCTTTTTTGTTAAACTGCCAAATATTATTATTTGTAGCTTGCATTGTACTTAGTGCTCTAGCACTTTCAGTTTGTAGTTGTCTAACTTCTAAATCATTTATATCCAATACGCATATACCTTTTATATTTGTCTAGTTGTAACTCACCGCTATACAGTTCTACATCCATTGGAGTTTGTTCTGCAAAACTATCTATTGTTGCATGTGTATTTACATGTTCTTCAATCTCTTCATAATCATTACATTGTAAGACAACAAGTTTTCCACTAGGTATTTTTTCATACCATGTATCAAAATTTTCTATGTGTTCACAACTTGTGTTTATTATAGTATCTGGAGTATCCCATAATCTTTCAAAATCATCGCCTCTTTTCTTTACAATATAACAATGCTCATTAAAGTCAATGTCATGTATATCTTGCACAACTGGTTTGAACTTCCAATCATTAATCACCCAATGTCTGTTAAACACCTCTGCAATATCTTCAGTAGATTCATCAATGTCAAAACTTCTGATTTTTTCTAAACTTATACCTGATTCAAATAGCATTACCGCAAGTGTACCATACCACCCTGCACATAAAAATACAGTTCCTAAATCGACACCTACACGTTTAAGTTCATTTACTAGCCAAATCTTACTTTGTAGTTGTCCTCTGCTAAAACAATCTTCGTCAAAGTTGATGCCTTGCTCATTCATAAACTTAAAAGCGTATACAAAATGTGTATCAATATAAGATTTAATCAACCTCCAAAGACTATAAATGTTATCGTATAAGATTAAACCTGTTAGATCGTCATTATCAATCAATCTAAATATGCTGTGTTCATTATCTTCAGTAACAGCTTTTCGTAAATCTTCATTGCCTGGTAGTAATCTAAATAAACTATGAAGATTTTGTTCCATTACAGCTTTTCTAAAATCTTCTATTTCACCAACCACACGTTGATTATCAATACATCTAAAAATACTGTGAATATTTTTTTCAACTATTGCTTTACGTAGTTCTTCTTTATCAACTAATCTAAACACACTGTTTAAATCTCTATCAATATATGCTCTACGTAAATCAGCAAATCTTTCATCGTTTGGATACAATAGTTCAAATCTGTCTAATATTTTATAAATTTCCATTAAACTGTTCCTTAAGCCAATCAAAATCATTGATAAGTTTTAGTGCTTCTTTATGGTCTTTATTTGCAGAACCATATGCCATTCCTGCACGAGCACCAGCTATTGCATATTCTCCAAACGGTTTATCTTTTCCTATACTTGTCCATATTTTAAGTCGCATGTTAGTTTCATCATCTTTTTGTCTGTCAATAACCTTACTACTTAGTTTACAACATTCTCTGAATGCACTTTTCCAAGTTTCAAACTCGCCTGTATTAAATCCTGTGATATTACTAACTTTTTTTACAGCAACAAACTTGTCACTAATACTAGTTGTCATATCAGGTTTACTTGTATCCATATTTTCTGTAAGTTCTCTTGGAAAAAGTTTAACGCCACCGTATCCATACACAAGTCCATTCACAGGATTTTTACTACGCCAAACATGCACATGATTATATTGCCATGCTGGCACTTGATAGTCAAAGTTGAAATCATCTACAATAGTTGCATCTCCGTCTACAATCCAAATCATAGGAGTATTGCACAGTTTTGCTGCTTCAATATGTGCATTATGAATGCCTTTTACTCCATGTACTCGTTTTGCGTTAGGTACTTTCTTTTTCAAGTTTTCATAGTTTATATCAGCATCGGGTTCTTGATAACTAATAAAAACAACATCATAAGGATGTGGCATGCTTGCTATATCATCGTGTTCTTTCTTACCAGCAATAAACTTGAACAACCATTCTCTTTTACTTATTTTTAACTTTTTACTACACAGCATAACGCCATCATGATACTGTCCGTTTAGAAACATATGATTTATTCTTCTATCATAAGAGTTATGATGTGTAAAATATGTATCAAACTTAAAATCTTCTAAAACTTTTACAGTTGGTGGTACAACCCAAAACATATCATATTTTGATGATTCTAGTGCATGTGTATATTCTTCATATGTATCAACATAAAAAATTTCATATTTTGTAGGCATACTTGCAATTATATTAACTTCTTTCTTTGTTAGAAAAAATCTGTGGTCAAGTTCACGTTTTGTAACTTCTGCTTTTCTTGGAAACAAAACTATTCCATCATATTCGTCATTGTTTTTAAAAACGTGTATGTAATCTTGACTCCATTCGTCTGGAGTGTAATCAAAGTTAAAATCTTCAACTACATCAAGATCAGGCCACACTATCCAAAAAAACTTAGTAAAACACTTTTGTTTTGCTTCATCAAGTGTACTAGCATTTTTTACAGTTGGATAACTGTTTTTTAACTTTTGCCATTGTGATTCATAGAAAGATCGGTCGCCGATAAAAAATATATCATACATATAATAGTTATAACATATTTTAATTCTAGAGTCAAGAACAGAATCAGATAAATACTTTGTACGGAGGAAGCCATGACAGATTTTATACCAGGTGAATCATATAGATTAGACATTATCACAGCTGACGAAAGTATCATAGTTGATAGTTGGCAGGGGACACTAAAAGCAGATGTTGTAGCAAGCAATGGCTCAATACTTGTAGATGTTAGCACAGGAACACTATTTGGTGTATTTGTTGGTGATGTAGAAGATGGAGAAGGCAATACTGTATTAGATTATACATCAGGAAGACTTAACGGTAGTTTGCGTGGTAATGTATATGACGCAAACGGCAACTTAGCTTTCAATGCGTTGACTGGCAAGGTCACTGCAACCTTAGTAGGTAACATTGTTGATGCAGACGGAGACCAAATCTTAAACACTGCTACAAGAAGCATTACAGCAGATACTATTACAGCAGACACGTTTTACGGTGATGTAAACGGTAGTATTACAAGTGAAAGTGTTATTTACGGTACATTCAATGGCGACTTTAATGGTACAGCATATGGCGATTTTTTTGGCGATGTAACAGGTACACATACTGGTGAAGTAGTTGGAGACGTAACTGGTAACGTCACAGGTAATATCACTGGTAACTTGCACGGAGATCTACAAGCAACTTGGGATGATAGCACTGGGCCTGTGAATATTACAGCCTGGAATGAAGATTACGCACAGCATGAATACAGAGGCGGAATAGGTACTCCGCATAATCCTCCTGTTAGCGATGTAGCAAAAGGTCCTGTGATTGATATTGGTGACAATAGAGCAAGTACAAATCTTAGGGCAAATATTAATCATTATGACGGCACAAATGTTTTAGAACTTCATACAGACACTTCATTGCCTCACAGAGCAACATTTAAAGGTGTAGTAGAAGGTAGTGTTGTTTACGATGATGGATCAGAAGATTCTACTCCATATGTAGTAAGTGCAGCAAATCATGGCTCAGTTTTACATGCTATTAACGGAAATATACACATTGGTATGTACAACGATCCTGCATCCGAAGTTATAATCAATAGTGACGATTTAACCATGTGTGCAGTCGTTGCAGATGATGACAACAGCGGTCCTATACAAATGATGCAAGCATATAGAGGATCTGTAGACTCTAAGGCTGCTTTGAATAATAACGATGTTATAGGCACATTGCAAATAGAAGGTTATAATGGAAACGGTTATGTATCTGCAGGCGGATTAGCATTTGTTGTAGACGGTACTCCGAGTGCAACAGGCACAGGTATGCCAGCAAAATTTGTTCTCGGACTAGCTGATAATAATGCTCAAGCAAATGTGTTTGGTTCTCAAAACTTAGAGTTTGATAACAAAGGAACACTATCTGCACCAGTATTTAAACCAAGAGGTCAAACCTTTGCACAAAGAGATAGCATGACAGCAGAAGCTGGTATGATTATTTTTAACACAAGTGCAAACAAATTCCAAGGCTATACAGGTAGTTCTTGGGTTGACTTACACTAAATCTATGTTATAATAAAAACTAAAGATTTGGAGGTGTTTTCAGAATGATCTATATTGATGGAATAGAATATCTAGAAAGTGATAATGATCACGTAAGATCAGCAGTTATTAACTATCTTGAAAACTGGAATATTACAGTAACTACCAGCGGAACAACTGGTAATCCTAAAACATATCAACACAGTGCAGAACTAATGCGCAAAGTTGCAGAATACAATGCAGAATATTTTATGCTTGATTCAAAAAGTAGTATGATGGCATTGTACAATCCTAGAGGTATTGGGTTTACAAGTATGAGTTTGTATCCTTGTCACGTTGCAAACTGTGATACATTTATTGAAACCACCGTTGCTAATCTACCAGATAGGATTAAAGAAGTACAACCAACAAATATGCTTATTTTGCCTAATGTTTGGAAAACTTGGCATAGACACAAGAAATGGCAAAATCTAGATTTAAGTTGTATGAAGCAAATGCAAGTAGGTAGTGACATTACTCCTACAGGACTTATGGAGGATTTAAGAGCTAGGGGTGCGCAACAGGTTAACACCGGCTATGGCAGCACTGAGGTTCCTCCTATTATTATGTCAACAGAAAAACAAGACATATATCATTTTAATAACATCAATCCTAACATTGATTACAAGTTTATTAATCACGATGATGGAACAATAGAATTTGCCTGTAAATACAGAGACCAATCAGAATATTGGCATAGTGGTGATCTTATAGAAATAACTGAAGATGGTGAGTTTGCATTATCAGGACGCAGATTTAATGCGTTCAAAATGGAAAACTGCGGTGACAGAGTATATCCAGAACAGATAGAAAAAGTTGCTATTGAGAATGGTGCGAGTTTAGCATTATGTAGAAAAGTTGCACATGAATGTGTTGTGTATTACACAGGCGATTTGGATATTACGAAGTTTACAAAACAACACAAATGCGCATATGAAATCAAAGCAAAAAAAGTAGATGAAATCAAAGTAGACGATAATCTGCGTAAGATCGACAGGACACAAGTTTTTGTATAGACTAGAAGTTTACAACGGTACACAGGATTTAGAAGACTGGTACGAAGGTGCTGCTGCTAGAGGCTTTTACAACAACCATAACAAAACAGTGCTTATTGATTACATTGATAAGCACGAAGATGCTACACTGATACTTTTGTATTATAAAGACAGAGTAATAGGCACAACAATCACACACAGTTTGCGTCAACTCGGAATATTAGGCAAGGATGCACACCGTATTGCGGCACGTACAGCATTGCTTATTGAACGTGTAGACGATGTCCGCGGACACAAAGTACACAACAATGATCGCAGCCCTATGAATCATCACACAAGCCAAATGCTAACGCCTGCTTGTTTTTATTACTTAGGGTTAGAAAAACCTATGTATGTAAGCACAAACAACTTGGAAACAGCAAGTCAACGTAAAGTGCATAGGACTTGGGCAAAGATAATGCATAGACACGGATACCTAAAAGATCCATTTGAACTAGAGTACAAAGGTGCATTTCAAACATTTTGGAAAGTTGATGTTGAACATTGGTTAAGTGATTTGTCTAAAGTGCAATGGCCCGAATCAAAAGCAGTACTAGACGTATTTGCTGCACAACTCAAAAAAGTCTGACATTTCCGGAAACACTTGTTTGTGGTCAACTCCGCGTCTGCGTCCTTGTTCTTCAAAAAAGTTGTGGAAATCTCTACGTCCTTGTATAACTTTGTCTAATGGATATTCTGTTGTATCCATATAATCAACAACACGTCTAAACTTTTCATACTCAATAGTGCTAAATGCATCTTTGCGATTGTCATCTACATTTTCTTTAATAAACTGCAAATGATCACGCATATAGGTCATATAGTTGTTTGGCAAAATGTTAATATCATATTGTAGTGGCTCTTTAAGGTGCGGTGTATCAAAACCCAAACGCTGCCATCTATGTGTTTCTACGTCATTGTATTTTGCACGCCATTCTAATATTTTTTCTAATAGTGTACGGAATGTTGTCACACTGAATATGTTAAAAGTAATCATCAACACCATAGGTGCTTCACAGTTGCGCATAAAATAATCTAGGTTACGTTCGAACACTTCAATGTCTAATCCGTCACGTATGTATTCTGCACGTTTACCCCAAGTATCAATACTTGTAAACATTTTAAAGCGTTTAATCTTATTGTTTGTTAACAAATCATTTACACGATTTGTAAACTTTTCTAACTGCTTTGGTTTGCCACCTAAGTTGCTGTTACAATTGAGTTCAAGTTCTGGCTTAGGATCTGCGTCCAACATATCAAACAGTTTGTATGTGCTTTGTTGTATTGTCGGCTCGCCGCCTGTAATACGCAGAATATGCAGTTCTTTACTAAGCTCAGGCCACCAACGCCAAAATGCATCTAAATACGGATTGTTTTCTTCTTCAAATATTTGGAACCAATCAATATCACATCTATGATTACGCACATTAGTATAAGGGCCATGTTGTTTGATTTCTTGATAATATCTGCTGCTGGCTTTTGGATGACAGTATCCACAACGGAAGTTGCACTCGTTGCCAAATGACACTTCTAAGTATTCTGGATTTACATCAAACTCTGCACCGCCTTCTTTTACAG